TCAGTCTGAAGAGCCGGCGGCGCTCGTGCCCTGGCTTGCCGGCAGCAGGGAAGGCTGTTGATCAAACCACTCACGTGCCTTGGACAGATGCCATTGGCGCCGGTCACCGTCCAGCTCGATGCCCGCACCCAGCAGTCCCCAGCGCAGGTAGAGATCGCCGCGTTTGCGCTGTTCCAGAAGATCCAGCCGCGCGCGTACCGACAGGCGATCATTCTCGGCCTGCAGTCCATCGATGACCAGATGGCCAGGGCGCCAGCGCAGCGTCGCCTGTGCCTGCACCTGACCGGAATCGAGGAGGGACAGCGTCCAGCGTGGGTAGTCGGTGCGCTCTGCGAACAGCGCGAGCAACGGACGGGCATCGCTGAGATCCAGATCCGTGGTGGCATCCACCTGGAATGGCGACTGCGCATCGATACGGCCACGTTTGAAGGCCGCGCGGCCTTTCCAGGCGGTTGCGCGCTCCGTACCCGCCACCTGCACGTTGCGTAGCTCGACCGTGGTGCCGGACAGATCAAAGTGGCGCTGGTTGAAGTCGCCACGGCGCAGCGTAGCGTTCACGTCGACGTCGCCGCCCATGTCCAGCCCCGCCACCTTGGCACTGGCGTTGCGCCCCAACAGCCGGGCCGTGCCATGGCCAACGCGGCCATCGGTATCGAGGGTGGCATCACCGCTGAGTGAGCCGGTGCCGCGCAGCAGGCGCACCTGTTTTGAACCGAGATAACGGTTGTAGGCCGACAGATCTGGAATGGTGGCTTCGCTGAAGCTCAGGTGCGCGCGCACGCCCTTGCGCAGCTCCTGCAGGCGACCGTCGCCGGTCAGATCCAGCGCCAGATCACGACCATCGAACAGCCGAACGTCCTTGGCATCGGTGGGACGCGCGGTGAAGCGGGGGAGGCGGACGGCAAGCAGGGCCTGGTTGGGAGAGCCCGCCTTCAGTTCCCCATGCGCGCTGGCGGTACCGGCAAGCCGGACGCCGGCGACCTCGGCGACTGCTTCGGCAGAGGGAATGTCCACCGTGCTGCCTTCGCTCAGCTCGCCATTGCGCAGCCGCAGGTCGGCCTTCAGCGTGCCGCCACCGTCCAGTTGCAGCCACGGCTTGCGGACGAACAGGGCAGGGATCCAGTTGAGCGAGGTGAACGTCCATTCGCCGCGCACCGTGCCGGAACTTCGCTCCAGCAACTGCGCCGGATCCTGGAAGGGAATGTCACGACCGGTGACGTGCAGGTCCGCATCCACTTCGCTGCCCGAGCCGGGTCGGGCTGGCAGGCGTGCCTGCAGGCGCAGGTCATTGGCCACATTGAGCTGAAGGGCCAGCACGCCGCGATCGGGAGCGCCGTCCCCAAGATAGAGCGGCACCTGCCATAGAGCGTGGTCGCCGGGCTGCAGCTGGCCGGCGATCAGGTGTGCCGAGAGCTGCAGGTGGCCCGGCACCGGTGCGCTGGAGATCTTCGGGGTGGTGGCATCCGTATCCATGCGCAGGCCCTGGCTGCGTGCATCAACATCCAGCTGGGCATGCAGTATCTTCAGTTTGGCGAGCCCAGGTGCCTGGTCCCGGTAATGGCGCGGGTAGCTGAAGCGTGCAGCCAGGTTCATGTCACCCAGCAGCTGCACGCCATCGAAGCTGGTGTCCGCCCCCTTGAACGTGACGGTTGAATCCAGCAGTTCCGAAGGACCGCCGCGTAGCTGCTTGACGAAGCCGACCGTGCCCTGACCCTTGCCGATGATCAGCAGCTTGCCGAAACGGGCGCTGCGGATGCTGTCGCTGTGGATGGCATCGAAACGCAGCGTCCAGCCCTGGTCGCTGCGCGGGGGCGGCGGGATGGCCTCTTCAACACGGCTGATCTCGGCCGATACGCCCGTGGCCTGCAGGCGCGGAACCCGAACTTCGCGCTGGAACAGCGGCAGGACTGCCAGCCTGGCGCTTGCCCGGTCGGCATGCAGCACGTAGACGGTGTGGTTGACGTGGCCGCGCATGTGCACGTTCCAGGCGATCACGTGGCCGGGCAGCAAGGTGACGGCTGGGCCGGTAGTCATCACGAACTTGTGCGGCTTGCGGTTGGTGACCTGGTCGAACAGCGGGGTGTTGAGGAAGATGTTGCCGGCCAGGAGGTAGGCAACATACAAGCCCAGCAGGATGTAGATGGCAATGCGCCGTCGCCAGGGCAGGTGATGTACGGGCGCAGGAGGAGGGGACATGAACCACTCGAACAACGAGGACCCCCGCACTATTGCGAAGTGACCGGCGGCAGGGTGTGAAGCCGGCGCGTCGCGCAGATTCGTTGTGACCTGCCACGCTAAATCAATTGCAACCCATCGGGATGCCGCGGGGTTTCATACAATCCTTCCGTCATCTGCCCAACATCCAAGGAAGACCCTGTGAGACAACGCGTCATCGTATGCCCGCTGATCCAGAACCAGGGCGCCTATCTGCTGTGCCGCATGCCGTTGGACCGTGGTGCATTCCCAGGCCAATGGGGACTGTCCGGCGGCGGGCTGGAGCCCGCCGAACGCATCGAGGAAGGCCTGCGCCGGGAGATCCGCGAAGAGCTGGGGCACGCGCTGCAGATCGATGCCGTTCAACCATGGACCTTCCGCGACGACATCCGCACCAAGCTCTATCCGGACGGTTCCAGCGAGCAGATCCACATGATCTACCTGATCTTCGACTGCGAAGCACTGAACCGTGACGTTACGATCAACGAAGAGTTTGATGCCCATGCCTGGGTGGAACCGAAGGATCTGGGTGCGTACGACCTCAATGCGGCGACCCGAATCACGCTTCTGGCGAAGGGGCTGCTTTCGAGCTAGTGCAGAAAGGGGCGCCAGGTTGAGATAGAGGGCCTGCGGCAGCGGACTGCCATAGACCATTAACGTGACGCGTCACGCCGGGCGGAAATCACGTTCCTGTCAGGGCAAGTGACCGGCCGATGCAATTGGAGGCGGGAGAACGATGAAGGTCCTGCTTTGGGCGCCTACAGCTTTGTTTGCCTTGCTGTCATTGAGAGCGTTGGCTTTCGTGGCCTATCAAGGACTGAATGGAGCCGCCTTTGAAGAGGAAGAGATCATTGTCGCGGGGGGTCGGCTTGGTCTGCGGCTGGATCGCCTGGGGCATGCATAAGACCCTGATCGGACGATGGAGGAAGCCGTAGCTGCCAGGCCGCGAGGGGATTGAGGCGAACGGTACGCCAGCGTCCCCGGGGATGCTTTGAACATAATATACAGAATGGGTCAGTAGACCCCCGCTAACCGCCTGATTTTGGGCGGTTTTTGCGTTTCCGATGCTGGGCAACGACAGCGCCACCAGCGCGACGACCGCAGCCGCCGCGCTCAGCCTGTCCAGCATGAGACGCCACAAAGCACGCTCGGTCGCAGTCTGCGCACGTTCTGCGTGGAGCATGGCAATCCACGTGGGGCCATCGAGCTTTGCCAGGGCACACATCTGCGCAATTCGCTCATCCGGTATCGGATGGCGCCCATGTCGCCACGAACTGACCATCGCTCGCGTAAGCCCGATCTTCTGCGCCAAAACGTTGTCGGACGGGAAGTTGCAAGCGGCCTTCACTTTGTCAAGCAGATCGTTGGCGGTATCCATGGTTAGCAATCCTTGACAGGGGTGTATAGCGGGACTATACATGCCCCCGTGTTTGGCGTGGCTAAACACCCCGCCACCGGCACCCCAAGGCCGCTGGCGGGTTCTCTTGGGGTAGGGGCTTGGGGAGAGGGCAGGGCAATGGATGCGACCGTTCTAGGCATCGTGGGGATGTGCTTGATCGCGGTGATCGTGGGTGCAGCCCGGATCACGGCTTGGTGGCTGGACCGGCGTGAGTACGCCGCAGGTCAGGGGGCACGCCAAGCCATCGTCATTGCCCAGGCGCGCGCTGAGGTTCGTCATGACTGATCGCGTCCAGTGGCGAGTAGACCCGATGGTGGCACGCGGCTTCGGTCCGCATCAGGTCATGGTCTACATCGCGTCCGTGTATGTGTCCGGTCGCTGCATCGATTCCGTTGCCTGCGCAAGTCGGCGAGAAGCTCATCAGCTCGCGAACGAAATGGCGCGTGACTGCCGCACTGTCTTTGTGACTGACGAACACGAGGTTCGTCATGGCTGATCTGCTTGATCGCCTTCATCGTTGGCTATTCCGTTTGCCCGTGTGCACGCCGGGCAACTGCTACTGCCGCCGCACCTGCATCTGCTTGATACAGGAGCCACACGAATGAGCGGCGGACCCTGCAAGTTCTGCGGAAACATCAGCGTCTACCTGTTCAAAGGTGGGCTTTGCTATGAGTGCAGCGAAAGCGATGTGCGCGTGCCTGTGTCGGCCACGCCCGTTGATCGCCGCTCCCCCGAGCTTGCTGCATTCGACGCCGCAAACGCACGCGCCTACGGCGCTCAGCGACGTGCCGAACTGTTCAACGAGAAGAACGCCGCGCACGGATTCTCGGCGGCGGCCGGAGGCCGCCGCCTTGGGCTTGTCCATTCTTCAACAAGTGACACGCGCCGCGTGTCACTCACTCTCGACCCGAATCACATTCGTGGTCTGCGACTGAAGAAGTCGCTGATTACCGGAGCAAGGCTTCATGACCAAGAGGCGAAACAAGGCTCGTTCCGTGGCGCGTGGTACATGCTCACCACGACTTACCGAAACGGAAGTGACGCTGGCCCTCGTGACATTAGCGAGACACTTAAGCGCATCCGGGGCTTCTTCAATCGAGCTGTCCGATTGCGCTACCGGGGATACCGTCCGCGTTTCCGTTACCTCTGGTGCGGTGAGCTCACTAAGGCCGGGGTTCCCCATTACCACGTCTTGATCTACATCCCGCGCGGCATCTTCCTGCCGAAAGCAGATAGGGCAGGGTGGTGGCCTCACGGTCACACCAAGATCGAGAAAGCCCGCAATGCAGTGGGCTATCTGGCGAAGTACGCCAGCAAGTTTTCCCCCGACATGTTGGCGTCGTTCCCGAAGGGATTCCGCACTCATGCCATCGGCGGGCTCAACACTGAATCGAAGCGTGAACTGCGCTGGTGGAAAGCACCCAAAGCAGCACGCGATGCACTCGGCGCACTTGCCGACATCCGCAAAGCCCTGGGCGGCTACGTGGACAAAATCACCGGCGATTTCTGGCCCTCGCCGTGGAAAGTGATCACCGACAGGGGCCGGATCATCGTATGGAAATTGGAGATACCCGCATGAGCAAGATCATCATTCGCACTGCCACCGTCACTCCGCGCCAGATCAAGCGCAAGGACGGCAGCACCATGGTTTTCCGCGAGCAGTCCGCCGCGATCATGAAGGACGGGGAGGACTTCCCGCATCCGTTCCGGCTCGGTCTGGATGATGCGCAGGCCCCGTACCCGCCGGGCGACTACGTGGTGGACGCATCGAGCTTCAATGTCGGCCAGTACGGCGACCTGATCGTTGGCCGCCGTCTCATGCTGGTTCCTGTCGCACCTGCTGCGACTGCGACCGCTTCCGCCAAGGCTTAAGTCATGGCGCGGTACGTCTACGAGTGCCTGCAATTCAACGAGCAGACCGGCACCTGTGAGCAGGCTGGATTCGTGCCGCGCACCGATATTCCCGCACTTACCACTGCCGAAGTGTCGGGATTGTTGTCCATGGTCGCAGTGTGTTTCGCCGTGGCCTGGGCATACAAGCAACTAGGCAGAACCATCCGTTCTTAACTACCTAGCAAGGGGAAACAACATGTTGAGTGCATCTGAGGCCCTCGAGATTCTGGCCGGTCTCTCGGCAACCATCGGCCTGATCGGCGCAGCCAAGCTCGCACCGGCCGCAATCTCGGTCGGCTTCAAGTGGATCAAGGGCGCGATCTTCGGTTGATCGCAGTAACACCGGGGCCGGGCAATCCGGCCCCTTTCTATGGGGGGAGTCGTGATGCTTGGTCTATTCGTCCTCTGCGTCGGCAGTGCCGCGCTCTACATCGCGTTTGGTGACTAGATGCTGCGCGTATTGCTTGCCATCCTGCTCGCGGCAGTCATTCCTGCGCCAGCTCAGGCGCTCAACAACAATGATGCAGGCCAAGCTGCGCAGAATTGCCAGAACAGCCCGCTGTTCGATGCGGGCAACTCGGCAAAGCAGTGTATCGACCTGGGCAAGATCTATGACGGCTCCTGCGCTGTTGGCCTGAAGGCCACAGGCAACGGCTACATCTCTTTCTTTCCTTACGACTGTGAGAAGAAGTGCGAGAAGCGCGCTGAAGAGTTCGGATGGGAGGGCGGCAGTACGGCCGCGTCCGTCAATGTTTGCCACGAGGGTTGCATGTATTCCAGTGCGCTCGACCCAGCTGGCGCGGCGGGCTTCAGCTACTCGCCTACCGGCAACATCTGCTCGACCTCCGACGCGCCAGAGCCCACGCCTGCAGGTGATGGTGGCGGCGACGATGGTGGCGGCGGTGGTAGCGAAACAGGGGGCGGCGACGGTGGTGGAGACGGCGGTGGCAGTGATGGCGGTGGCGATGGGGGAGGTGATGGTGGCTCCGGGGGTGGTGACGGCGGCGGGGACGGTGGCGGTGGTGGCGATGGCGATGGCGACGGCGACGGAGATGGCGATGGCGATGGCGATGGCGGAGAGAATCCCAGCCTCCCTGAGAACCCTACGTATCCCGGCGACGTGCCGATGCCCTACATGGATCCACCGATCCCGAGCAGCTACCTAGGCCAGTGGTCTAGCGGCCTAGGCAACGGCTCCTGCCCCTCGGCAAAGGTTGTGTCAGTGGCCGTGGGTGGCTTCGGCACCAGCATCAATTTCGAGTTCAAGCCGCTCTGCGATTTCGCACTGATGATCAGGGGTCTTGTGATCGCCTGTGCTGGTATTGCAGCGGCCTACATCGTTTCGGGAGTGCGCAAATAATGCCGTGGTTAGCCGCGTTCCTCGTTCAACTCCTGGGCAACTCTCTGGCCCGCGTCCTCACTGGCGCAGGGCTTGGCCTCGCTACTGGTGCAGCGCTGCTGCCACTGGTCAAAGGTGCCCTCAACCTCATCACTCAGAAGTGGTCTGGCATTGCCGCCGATCTGGCGAACGTCATGCTGATGGCCGGGGCAGGGGAGGCAATTACCCTCATCGGCTCTGCCATCGTTACGCGGGTCGTGATCGACGCAGGCAAGGTCGCCGTACAGAAGGCAGCGTCCAAATGATGTATCTAATTTCGGGGCAACCCGGTAACGGCAAAACACTGCGCGCCATGTCGATGGCGCAGGAGTTCTACGAGCAGAACCAGCAGCAGGTGAAGGACGGCAGCGCACCGCCGCGGCGCTTCTTTACCAACATCGCCGGGGCTACTACGGAAGAGAACCCGAACGCCTTCCCATGGCTTGAAAAGCTGCCAGAACACAATGACTGGACCCAGCTTCCCGATGGCTCCTTCGTGCTGTACGACGAAGCCCATTCCGATGGCAATACTCAGGGGCTGGAGCGCTATGGCAGGCTGTTCCCGTCCACCGGCAAGCCGGGTGAATCGGAAGACCCACGCATTCGCTCGATGTCCACGCACCGGCATCGCGGTTTCGATCTGGTGTTCGTCACTCAGTGGCCGAGCAAGATTCACCACCAGGTGCGCAGCCTAATTGGCTCGCACACCCACATGAATCGTACGTTTGGCATGCAGCGAGCTGGTGTCCTCACGTGGTCCCGTGTGCAGGCCGATCCCTACGATGAGCGGGTGCGCGATAAGGCCGAAGAAGAGATATGGGCCTACCCGAAGGCGCTCTATGAGCGCTATCGCAGCGCCACGCTGCACACGGCAAGTCACAAGTTCAAGGTGCCCAAGCGCGTTTGGCAGGCGCTGTCGATGACTGTGGCCCTGATTTTCGGCGTGTGGATGGTCTGGTTCGTCATCGTTAAACCCTCGCCCGAATCCAACAAGAAGGAAGATCAGGGGGCCGGGGCTTTGCCGGCCGTCAGTGCCCTGGCGCCCTTGGGCGCGGGCATGGCGGCGGCCCGGCCCCTCACCCGCGAAGAGTACGTGGAGAAGCACAAACCACGGGTAGAGTTCCAGCCGTGGTCTGCCCCTGCCTTCGATGACCGCACCGTGCAATCGCAGCCCGAGCTGTACTGCATGGCCTCCGGCACCACTGAGCAGGACACCACGTGTACGTGCGTAACGGAGCAGGGCACCAAGGCAAAGATTTCGATACCGGTATGCGTGGCGATCGCACGCGATGGCCCGGCCTACAACCCGTATCGCGCACCACGGCAGGAATCGGAGTCGAGTCAGGACCACCCAGCTCGCGGCATTGCTCAAGGCTCGCCATCCGGCACGCCTGAGCCATCGCCACATGCGCTGGTTGAGGTTGGAAAGCGTCCCATGGGGACGTTCCCGGAGACGCCGCCTTATCCGGCCAGCTTCTAATTTGTGTTACGCATCACGGAGAGCAGGATGACGAAACCTGCACCCATCCATTTTCCACGCGCCGGAATGTCTGTCCGTTGATGCAGCGATGACCCGGCGCAAGCTCCTTGGGCCTTGCTGCTCGCTCTGCGGCTTCGCGCTTGTTGCGCACTTCGGCCATGGGGACTTCCGGATACATCTGGCGTGCGAGGGCCTCCCCGGCACGCTCTTGTTCCTTCATGGCTGCGTGTCCGGCAACCCCCAGGACACCGCACGTTGCCAAGAGCAATGCGCTGCCGCCCAAGAACACGCCCAGCGCCACTTTCCATACCAATCCCGTCGAATTCGCCATCTATTTCACCCCCAAGCAATCCGGAGGCCATTCTACGGGGTGTAGGGGCAGCGCCCCTACGGAAGCGCCTCACACGCGCTGGCTAGGCCTCGGCCCCGGCACCGGCAGGACACCTGCAACCGGGTCGGCGTCGGGACCAGCGGCCACCCCGGAAGACCGCTTTGCGCGCCGATTAGCAACCTCAGCCAGGTCAACGATGCCCGCACGCCCAAACGGCCGTTTCTGGCCGCCACGGGCAATCTCCATCATCCGACGCCATTCCTGCGCCTGTGCCGCCAGCAGGGAAAGCCAAGCCAGATCCTGTGGTTCCAGCTCACGGCCTTCGGGTGTGACCAGTCGGCCGGCCTTAAACGAAAAACCGGCCCAAGGGCCGGTTAGGTTGCGATCACGCACAATCAGGCTCCATGCCACAGCAGGGCCGAGGGTCGAGGCAAGCTCCGTGCCAGTCTGGCCCAGATGTGCCGAACATAATATACATTATGCGAAATGCCGTATCCGGCGAATCTGGGCCTTTGTTGGCTCCGCATGGCAATGGCTGGGCCTCTGGCTCGGCTCTTGCCTGCGCCCTCAGACCCCGGCCAAGGATGAGATCGCGGCATGATTGAGTTCGACCCGCACCACCGTATTGACCTGACCGGCCCTTGGGCCGGTTTTTCTTTCCTCGGTGATCGCCTGATCACCCCCGAAGGCCGCGAACTGCTCCCGGAAGATTTGGCCTGGCTGTCTCTAACCGCCTGCCAAGCGCAGGAATGGCGCCGGATGATGGAAGCTGCACGTTCGGCACCGTCGATCGACAGTTCCAGAAATGCTCTCAATCGCGACGCCGGAATTCGCGATCATCCTGCCACTGTCGTCAATCTGCGGGACGTTGTGAGCCAGCGCAAACAGCGGTCGGCGGTGGCGATGGCTGGGCCCGACGCCGAGCCGCCTGCAGCAGTCCTGCCAGTACCGGGGCCGAAACGCCGCCAGCGCGTGTGAGGCGCATCCGTAGGGGCGCTGCCCCTACACCCCGATGTGATGCGTCACGTTAATCACTTGCAAGCGGCCCAAACCTTGTCGTCCATCCGCCGACTGAGTTCAAACGAACGATGCAGGCCCACCGCCTCATAGACGCGCGCGCGCTCCGCCTTAGCGGCCTCGCAGGCGTTCGGGTCCTTGTATTGCGAGATGTGGTGCAGTCGAGCCCCACCCCCGGAATTGCTGGTGACGGGCCGGACTGACTGAGGCCGACGCGCGACGGCAGCTGCGTTCTGCTGTCGAAGGCTCTCCAAGTAGCGTTCATTTGCCGCCGCCGCCTGGGGTGATGGCGGCGGATGGGCGAGCCGGATGTGGTCAGTCTCACCTTTGGCGCAAGGCTGACTTTGATACTGCGTGCCAGCCTTGTTTACACACCTGTAAACGAGGTTCTCGTATCGCTCCTGAGCAACAGCACCGGCACTTACCGCCCCCAGCAGCACCACTGCCGCAATCCTTGTGAACATAGCTTCCCCCTGATGCTGGGCGAAGCTTACCCCTCAGATGGCGAGCGCCACAAGAATCGCCAGATGGCCCACGTAGTAGCCGTAGAAGGCCCACCGGCCCCGTGGGAGCTGCCAGCGCACCCCGGACAGGGCCAAGACCACCGGAAGGGCCACCAAGGCCCACAAGTTGCCGTTGAAGAGGCACAGCGGCACGAACCCGGCCAGCACCAGCAGCGGTAGACCCGTGCGGAACCCAAACCATGCCAGCAGCACGAAGGCCACGCCGGACCACTGGTAGTCCACGAATGCCGGCAGCACCGCCGCGGCGAATGCCAGGACAACCCATCTGCGTTCGCTGGCCGCATATACCGCCGCCGCGCACAGCGCGAAGGTCAGCAGGATGTTCAGCGGAATCCAATAGCCGAACGCCAGCGCGTGAACCGGCTGGGCGAGGACACCCCACATAGCAAGCCTGCGAACGGACTTGACCACATCGGCGCCGGGCTGGGCGAGGTTGTACGCCATCACCAGCGCGAACAGAGGGAAGGCCACCCGCCCCGCTTCGCTGAGACCTGGCACGTACCCGCCGTAGATCACCTTGGCGACGTGATCCCCGGTCATGAGGATCACGGCCAGCCACTTCAACAGTTCGCGTGCGCTGCTGGTCATAGGAGGTTCGGCGCCGTGGAGGTGGTCAGGAAGGTGCTGGTCTGGTGCGCCTTGGATTCGGGGAACGTGCCTGACGCCCGCTCAACGTGCTGCATCACCGCCCCGCCCGCCTCGCTGCGGATGCGGCGGGATTCCTCCTGATAGTGGGCCGACTGCTGGTAGTCGTTCATGCGCCGCGCCTCAGCCTGATTCGTGTCGAGGAACGGCTCGTATTGGCCCTCGCGAGCAACGAGCCTGCACTGTTGCTGATCCATCACGTAGGTGGTGCCCTGCTCCGTCTTGCAGCTGCATCGCCCTATCTGATGCTCACCCATCGCGTCCAGCCCATCGCCCGAGGCCATGCAGTAGACCCGTGGCGGCTGGTTGTTGGGGATCGTCAGCGAGTCGTAGGCAGGTGCCGTCCACGGCTGTCCGTCGACTCGCGGTGTCATCCACGCCACGTAGTCGCTGGAACGCGTCGCCGATGGTGGTTCGGCTTGCGGCGCGGCTGCGACCGTCGCTCCCGCTCCGTTCTCCGCCGCTTGCTGCGCCGATGCCTGGGGCTGGGCAGTGTCCAACTCCCCCCTAAGCTGGGAATTCACGCGATTCACGGACCACCATGCACCGTAGATCACCACGGCCAGCAGAAGGAATGCAGCCGGGTAGTACCACGGGATGTTCTTCTCGCTGGTGTCCATCACGGTGGACTCATAGAGCCCCATAGGCCGCTTAGGCAACTTCACCCGCTTCAAGATGAGCGGATGGCCCTTTTCAGGGTTCTTCTCGTAACGGTCGAACGTGCGCAGGTGCGCGAACGGCAAACCGAACCGGCGCCGCACATGCACGTGCCGTTCAATGAGGTCCTGCACGAAGTCGTCGCACTGCCGATCCGGCGACTGGCTGACGAAAATGAAGTCGAGGCCGCGATGGCGATGCTTTGCCAGCTGTTCGACGTGATGCGGCACGGCAGAGCCGGGGCGCCGCTTGGGCAGCATTCCATGCTCATATGCCTCATCCACCACGCACACCGCGCCGTCAGGCAGGAAGTTCGGCCAGTCGCAGAACTCTTCCGGGGTCATGGGCAACATGCGTGCTTCGTGGTGCTTGAAGCCACGCACGTTGCAGACGTAGACCAACCGCCCCTCATTGAGGAAGTCGATGGCGTGGTCGATTGCGTGCAGCGTTTTGCCGTGTCCAGGCTGGCCCGTGTACCAGTAGATCATTCCTTGGTCACTCCCAGCTGCTGTGCTGCCGAGGTCGGCATCGGAATGATCTTGAACATGAAGCGCACCGAGAGTGCCGACAGGATCATGGTCATGAACTGATCGAAGCCCACGGCGCCCATGAAGTTATGCGCCCAATCCGGCAGGCCGCCCATGTAATTGCTGATGAAGCTTTTCAGCTGCGGCAGCACCTGATTCATGGATACCAGGGTGATCCCTGCAGCACTCAGCCCCTTAGTCACGATACGGCCGACGCCACCGAACAGAACGGTCCAGACCAGATTGACGCCGCGAGTGATCCACTCCCAAACCATGCTCATCAGGAATCTCCGAAGACAATGCGGTACGAAATGAATGCCCCCATGAGCAGCATCACCGCGCGCATGGCTGCGACCAGCTGACACCACCACGTGGTGCTATCCAGTGACACGGAACCGAACTTCCCAAAGTCGAGCGTGCCGAACGTGGGACAGGAGCCGCCGCCAAAGCCGCTGGTATCGATCAGGCTGGAATCGAACTTCCAAGAGAACTTGCCGGGGCCATCAACATCCTCAGCGCCTGCATGCGGGTTCCCGATGCTGCCCTGCCCCTCACCGGGACGACCGGAACACAGCTGTGCACGCTGAGCGCGCAGCTGGTTGGCCTGCACTGTGTCGCCCTCAACGCTGAAAGGCGCATCGCAGTTGCCCACGTCGCCGGTCACCTTGCCGCCATTGGCCTTTTCAGCTGCGCAGCGGGTTGCCCAAGTCTGCATCGCGATCATGCCGAGAATGGGGTCACCACCAGTTGCGGGCGGTGAGGCGCAGTTACCACCGCCGCTGGCAGTGTTGCCGTTCCCCTCGCCCTTTTCGCCGTTGCCATTGCTACCACCGGCACCGGGACCTGAGCCATCGCCCGGCGTGGGGTTGTTGCCGTTGGGCGTGCCCTCGTTCTTGTAGCCGTTGAAATTGTTGGTGGTGTTGCCGTTGTTGTTGGTAATGCTGCCGCCCTGCCCCGTTGGCTTCCAATCCTCGCCGGGGCGGTTCGTCGGAGGGTTCACCGCCGTGTTTGGCGCACTGATGCTTGCCGCCTCGGTGCGAGGGTTATTGGTGGCGGTGTGGCCGGTCTTGTTCGACGTATCACTGGCGCAGGTGCGGAAGCCGGACGCGGTGCTGATGCACGTCTTATCTTTCGATTTGCATACCTGATAGCTGCCCGCCTGATGGCAGTACTCATCCTTGTTCTCAGGCTTCGGCGGCGTGTTGTCGGGAATGCAGACAGCCCCCGTAGCCCGCCATGTGCCGGAGCGGATCGAAATCGCATTCGGATTGCCGTTCTCACGCAGTGAGAAATCTGTTCCGGGATCGAGGTTCGGCGCAACCTTGCAGCCGTTGTCACAGACACCGCCGGAATACATCGTGCCGTTGATCATCCCGGCCTGACCGTCTACACGCGTCTTGCAGGTCTTGTCGCAATCGTACGGTTTGAAGGTGATGTAGCCACCGTTGGTTGCGAGCAGACCGACCGCGCAAGACCCGTCATAGATCTTGCCCAGATCAACACATTGCTTTGCTGAATTGAAGGCGTCGAACATGGGACTCTCACGGCATGCGATTGCTGCCTGACCAGCATCGTCCGCAAATGCCTGGGGCGCCGCCAGCGTGGACGCCACAATGCACAACACCAGTGCTACGAATCGAACGCGAGCCATAGCGCCCCCAGTACAGCCACGATCACGAAATAGCCCATAAGACCCCCAAAAAGTAGGGGCGACGTGCGCCCCTACTTGGCCTGCTTGATGTTGCCCCACAGCAGAAATAGCCCCTTCACCGCTGCGAGAACCGAGAGAATCCCCGCGATGACCTGTGCGGCCGTCGCGAGGAACTCCATAACCGCTACTACGACGGGCACGACACCCGCCCCCGGTTACTTCGCGCGCTTGATCATCGACCACAGCAGGAACAGGCCCAGCACACCGGCCAGGACGACCAGAATGCCGCTGACGCTGGACTTGCCGTTGGTGATTTCGGCGGTGATGGCCTCGGCCGGACCGCCACTGGCGAGCGCGGCGCCGCTGGCGACCATGGCGGTGGCACCGGCAGCGACCTTGGTGCCGGTCGAGCGGGCGAAGGAAACGACGTTGCTGGCGATCTTGTTCATCTTCATGTCGGTACTCTCTTGGTTGGGTCAGAACCGCTCACGGGACACACGGGCGAACTGTCTGAAAACAACGCCCAGTGCCCAACAGGCCGCGATTGCAAATGCGACTTGCGTACCCTCAGCCAGCGTGAGCGGCGGTAAGACTGGCTGAGGGTTTTCGATCCAGACCGGCACAGCGCAGACGCCATCGGTGCCGATGTTCTGGACCGCACACGACTGGATGTAGACCGGGTCTGGCATGGGTCAGGGCTTCGCTGCTGCCGGTGCGGCCTTGGCCTGCAGCGGAACGAGGTCCACGTAGCGCTTGAGCGTCAGATCGCCGTAGGGCGACAGCGCGAAGGACTTGGGGTCGATGTCGTAGACGCCCGGCGGATACGGCGGGCGCTGGCCAAGGCCGACACGGAACGGCAGTTCATAGCCGTTGCCCAGGTCGAGGCCGACCATCTGAGAACGAATGATGGTGCCGTGCTTCTCGTTGCGCTGTTCATCGACAGCGGCGGTCTTTACGGTGCAGATGGGCATAGTTCTTCCCTCACGAAACGATGGAGTGCGTCACCCTTGGCAATGCCGCGGAAACGTCCGGGGTGACCGTCACGGACGATGCGGGCCTCGCAGAAGTCGGACCATGAATCTCCGAACGCTCCGCGCAGAACACTGAGGGCCGGGCCTACCTGACGCTCCATCCAGAGCACCATTGCCTCGGCCGATACTTCGACGTGCTTACGGATCGTGCGCAGTCGAGTGCACACGCCCTTGATGAGGTCCTGCAGCGCGCTGTACGAGCCGCGCAAATACGCCCCCGGGTTCAGGAGCACATCCAGCGGAATTTCCATGTGCTTGCCGTAGAGGCGCACTTCGGCGCGCACCCAGCGCGAAGACGGCAGACCCTCGGCCTTGCCCTTCTCGTAGACGCACAGTTCCTTGTGACCTTTGCCGCCCACGTAGAGCGTGCAGCCGGTGTTGTGGCCTTCATCGGAAATGAAACGGTGGCGCGGTGGGCAGCCGCCTTCAGTAAAGCCGCCCTGCGCGGCAACTTGGCGCAGCGCATGCACGTCCAGGCGCTCGCCTTCGTAGTCGTCGTGCGCGCAGTCAACGCGGGTGATCTTGGCCCCAAGCATGACGGCCTGCTTGTAGACGCGAGGCCAGTCCCGAACCCACTTCACGCCCATGCCGGTCAGGCTCAGGCACACCGTGGATTGCTTCCCGCCGATACCGACGCGACCAACCACCTCATTTTCCCGGTCGATCAGCACTGCGGACTGCTCGTAGAAATTCCAGTGCTTCTCGCGGATGGCACCGGCAACAACTTCGCCACGAAAACCGAAGATGCGGAACAGCAGAAGGTCCAGCTTCTTGCAGTTCACTTCTTCAAGAGCAGAGAACGGGACCACAAGCGTCAGGTAGTCGATGATTGCGTCTTGCTGACACTTTTGGCCCGTGTTACTCCCCGGGCCAATTTCCGCCGCTGCCGCTGCTGCGGCAGCACCCTTTTCACCGGCCGAAACCGGGGAAAAGCCCCCTGCCCCGCCCTCGACAGCCATGCGGAAGCGCGCGCGATCAACGGCCATTGCGACGCCCCCAGTGGCTGCGCAGCACATCCCATGCCCACTCCAGCCCGAGGCTGACCAGTGCGCCAGCACAGCAGACGACGACAAACCCGACGACCAAGGTCAGCGCGTCCTGATTCACGTCACACATGGGCTGTCTCCCGCTGCTCGGCGTAGCGAGCGGCTGCCAGCAGATCACCGCGCTTGGTGGCCGCGATTTCGGCCTGATAGAGGGTTTCTTCATCCGGGGTCCAGCCGGTTGCGGCCAGTTCGGCCCGTGCCTGGGCTACGAAGGCGGCTTCGCGTGCAGCACGGCGGGACGACTCCCCTGCCCGACCGATGCACCACGAAGCCAGTTTGACCAGCCCGAACGAGACGGCTGCGATGGAACCCAGCAGCGCGACGGAAATGAGTGCATCCATGTGCCCTACCCCTCCCCAAGCCCCTGCCCCAAGGGAACCCGCCAGCGGCCTTGGGGTGCCGGTGTCGGGAGTGTCAAGGATTCCTCGACACCGGGGCGCACTGTAAAGTACCCCTGTACATCCCTGTCAAGTAGGTATCGACAATGAGCGCCAGCTACGACCTGTTCTGCCGGTGGAAGCACGTGCAGAAAATTCAAAGCGATAACGCTGGTGCGCTGGCATTGGGTGTGTCGAGGGCGACGGTTTCCCTCTGGAAACAAGGCAAAAACGCGGAAATCCACTACATCGAGCGGATGGCGGTGGATATCGGCGACAGTCCAGAAATGTGGTCGGCGGTGGTAATGGCCGAGCGGAGCAATTCCGAGGACGAAAAGGCAGCATGGCGCCGAATTGCGCAAAAACTCGCCGCCGTGGTCATGGCGCTATGTCTGTTTGTCGGTACCGCCCTGCCCAGCGACGTGCAGGCTATGCCGCAGGCCAGTAATGCCTTGCACGATATACATTATGCGAAATGTTGTATCGGGCGTGATCCGGTTCGTCGGCTCGATCTGGCAATGGCTGCGGCTCTGGCTTGGCTCTTGCTTGGACCGCCCAGATTTTTGTAGACACTCACGAGCCGCTTTGCGCGTAGCGCCGTTCAAACTCTACCGGTGACAGGTCGCCGGCGAAACTATGCCGGCGAATCGGGTTGTAGAACAT